ATCCAGAACCACATCCGAGAGCCAGAGAGGGCTAAATCGGAGCCCATCACTGGTCGTATTGACGACGCTATCCTCTATCTCCTCCTCCTCAAAGCAATCTATTCATGCCAAAGTCCGCAGAAGACAGCTACTTTGCAGCAATAAATCGCATACCGCTATTGACGCCAACTGAGGAAATCCTATGCGGCCGCAGAGTCCAAGCGATGATGCAACTGCTAGAAAACCATCCAAAGGGGCCATATAGCGCCCACGACCAACGTACTCTCCGTCATGGCAAAAAAGCCAAAGAGCGCATGATATCTGCGAATCTACGGTTGGTTGCGCATGTGGCTAAGCGAAACGTGCATCAGGCTCAGACCATGACGTTCATGGATCTTGTGCAAGAAGGCACTATTGGCCTGATCCGTGGGGTCGAGAAATTCGATCCTGAACGGGGCTATAAGTTCAGCACTTATGCCTACTGGTGGATTCGTCAGGGGATCAGTCGCTCCATCCAGAAGCAGGATCGAGTCATTCGATTGCCAGTCAATCATCTAGACAGCCTTGCCAGACTGCGCAAATGGGCGGAGCAATTCCATGATTCGTACGGTCGGCAGCCTACGACTGAAGAATCTGCCGAGTATTTGGATATGGAGCCCGAGCAATTAATCCTCCTACTTGAACGATATCCAAGGCTTGGTAGCCTGCACACGCAGATGAGTGATGATGGCAATGCGCAGCTTATCGATATTATCCCAGATAGAGATCAACCATGCGCCCTCGAGCAATCAGCGGAGAAACAACTCATCGACAAAGCTTGCAAGATCATTAAACGACTGCCCGAAAAAGAACGTGTTGTAGCATCAATGGCCTATGGTCTAGATGGCTATGCTCTAAGTACGTTGCAAGAGATAGCCACAGCAGAATCTGTATCTCGAGAGGCTGTTAGGCAACGGTTATTACGCATCAACAACAAGATGCGTCGTCAATTGAACCTCGTGGCAAGCTAATGACACCACCTCCAGAGCTGGTCCAGATCGACACTCCATCTGGGCCGCTCTGGCGGATAACTTATGCCGGAATGGTGCGAGAGCATGCACAAGAATGGCAAGCTAGATGGATCTACGAGCAAGCGCAACGCATTTACTACTCAGCAGATAATCCTGCTTCTAACTCCATGACGTGATAAACGGCTTGCTTGAGCAGGATCGATTGATGCCAATTCTGCCTAGTGAGCTGAATACAAAGCTCAGTCAATTCCATAACATCTGTGGTGTGGCCAATCTCGCGCACCGTCGCTTCTAGATGAAGCTCATCCTCAAGAGATTGTTTGACCACCATCCAGTCAGCCCATGCCATGATCTGAATTCGATTACACTATTCAAACGACAGAGGGCATTACCGTCGAGTGGTTGTTGTAGTGCCCAACGTTGGCATAGCTTTTCAATGGCACGCTAGACATGGTATGGAACACCATCTGGCCGATCTTGAGGCCTGGGTATAGCGGCAGTGGGTGATGTAATCGGACATTTTTGAGCTCCAGTGTCAGGCGACTGCCATGCCAGCCGGGGTCACACCATCCAGCCAGCATATGCTGATAGCCCGCTCTTGCTCTACTTGATTTGAGCACGAATTGTGCCGACAAATCTTCTGGCAGGTTGAATGTCTCTTTAGTTTCAGCTAAGCAAAATTCGCCAGGCTGCAGCAGGTATGGGTCAGTCTCGCTGTTGTGTGAAATATCGATCCGCACGAATTCAGGCTGATAAATGCTCTCGACCATCAGCTGATCGCCAAGGACCACGTCCAGAGACGCCGGGTTGATCAATTCTTCATTGAAAGGCACTACCATTTGGCTCTTTTGACATCTAGCCTTGATCTCCCAATCACTCAATACCGGCATATTTCAGGGACAAAACGACATTCTACTCAATGTGCTCAAGAACGCGTTTTTCAGCAGCATAGGCGCCCCTTTGATACATCTCAATTGTGTCCCGCACCCAAGGCACCAACCAATCATTGGCCCGTGAGCACTGATCCCAGTTCACCGGCTTGGCACACTGCACGACAACCGTGGCCCAAAACGCAGTGATATACGCCCAGACCCAATAAAACTCACTCATTCACCAAGATCACCCATCCCGTCCCAGGGCCATCAGCTTGCCAACGTTGATGAAATGCGGCCTGCCTGATGCGAACGTTGCGCCCTCTATGAGGGTTTGAATGACCGCCTTTCTCCATTTCGGGGTAGCCTCTGGGGTCTTGCATGATCCACTCTGGATCGTTGCTGTTTTTACCCGCATAGCCGCTGATCACGCTCCAATGACCACAGCCCATGCCGCTACACATTGGTGGTTCACCTAGAAGCATGTTTCCGGCGTGCAACCAGCCAACCAAAACCGGCCTGCTGTTTTCGATTTCCAACTCGATCATGTCAGCGGTGCCGTCTTTGCGAAACTCAGCCTGCAGACCAAGACTCTGCAACGCTGCGAGGTGCGCCTCTACTGATGTGGTGTCCCCGAACTTGGCACGGATTTCGTTGTACTCATCATCTGTCGTAACTTTCTTGTAATACGCCGCCACCATTGCTGCCGCACTTGAAAAACACTCCCTGTAACCAGTGCCGGTCTTGTTATCGAGCTGCGTGAAGTAGGGCATGTAGATCTGCTGATCAAACCCGCTTTCCTTCCAAGCCTGGAACCAGTCTGCATCCTCCGCCAATAATTCCGGCGGCACGGACTGCTCAAGCTCTTTAATCGCAGCCAGCTGATGGGGCGTACCACGGAAGAATTGAAAAAACGGAAGGAGAGCAAAAGCCATGCCAATCGATAGCAAGATCAGTTGGATAATGCCAGACGCCACCTACTTCTCAACTCGAGTGTCCGGCAGCAGCAGATCCTTGAGATGCTTGACCGCCAAGTCATCTAGATCATTGTCTGTGCGTGTAACGATCTTCTCTAGCATCGCCACGATCAGCTCTTTAAACGCTCGCGATTTCCATGCAGTCATGACAATGGGCTTCAGGACAATCAGCATGGTCAGAATGATCGCTACCGTAAAGCGTAGCTCTACTCCATCATGGCTAACACTCCTGATGAGCAGCATGAAAAAGACGGCATATGCATCGCGGATGTCGTCAAAATACTGGTCCTTGGCTGGAGTGCCACACTGCTCACGGTGTCTTATTTAGGGGTCTTCCCCCAGATGAAAATGGATAATACGTTTGTTGCATCGCTGTTGACAGGTGCTATGGCTTCTTTCGGCATAGAGCGGAAATCAAATAATGGCAGCAAGAAAAAAGATATCATTATTGATAATAAAGACACCAACGCAGGCATCAAATGAACCGCTCACTTCTTGTATTGGGCATTCTTTTGGCCGCAGGGCTACCCGCTAAGGCAGATTTAACTCATCGCATATCTAGCAGCGTGCAGCTTGATGTGGGTGCAGCTTCATCTCGTGCTATTCGAGTCGGCAACAGCTACAGCATCAGTGGAAACGGGATCGACACATCGGTCACTTCTGGGGGCTCTACGACTAGCGATGCACTGGGCGGGCTTGGTGCAGCAACCAACGGCGTCAACGCGATCACGATCCCAGACGCCACCCAGAAAACGGCAGGCAACTCGTTCAGCTTTGCAACCAGCTACACACAAGGCGACACGGTGCCTACATCAGCCCCCACAGTTGGTGCTGTGCCCGCCTTTGGTGATGTGACCAGCACAGCCGCAGGTACCAATACCGGCCTTAGCGGATCTGTGACCACGGCGGGGACCATCACGATCTCACCAGGTGGGGCCAACACTAGCGCCATCGGTCAGGTGATCAGTGAGTTGACGACACGGTGAAACGGTTAATCCTTCTGCTGTTGTTGCCGTCTCCAGCAGTTGCAGTTCCGGTGATCCCCAACTTCAGCCAAGGTCTTGTCTCCTCCACCACACAATCGAAAACGGTAGTGCGTGAGAGCATTATCTCTGAGTCCTATCGAACAGGGTTTGAGTACAGCGTGAGCGGATCTGGTATCGAACCGGCCAACGGAATAGTCAGCCCACCAGCAGGGGCAACATCACTAAACCTTTCGAGTCGCTCAACCTGGAAGCAAACCGTGCCGGGCGCAGCATTCCAGTTTGCGGAGACTTACAGCGGACCTGGCCTAATTGAAAAGGTAAACATTGAGCGCGAGACCTTGATAGAGACCGTCATCGACTCCACCAGCACGTTTAGCCAATGAGAGCGACAGTCTCTGCACTGCTACTCAGCCTGCTCAATATTGCTCCGGCTGCAGCTCAAGTCAGCGCAACTGCATCCCCCGTATCCAACAGCAGCGGGTCAGTGGTCAACCAGGCAGTCCAGATCACACCCGGGCAGTACATGAAATATTCAGTCGGCAGTGGCATCCAATGCGATGGAGCCACGCTCAATATCTCTCCTTTTGCGTCTACTACGCACTCTTTTGGCAATCCAAACAATGAGTATTATCAAGAGCCGGTATATGATAATAGCGACAATATAGGCCTAATCGATCCTGAAACAGGGCTCGACCAGCCTGATGGTGTACCAGATAATCCCGGGAGGATCCTATTCTATAAACCACAAAGGACAGGCTACCGCCAGAATTTCAGCAATAACTTTGGCATCACAGCCACCTTTTCAATCCCGTTGGATTGGGGGCCAATCAACCTCTGCAAGGACGCACAGCGAAAGCAAGTCGCCCTCTATGAGCAAGCGTTAGCCGACAAGCGACTCAATTATGAAATGGGGCGTCTCAAGGCCTGCGCGACTGCTTTGCGCGAGGGGTATGGCTTCGCCAAAGCGTCGCCATATTATTCGATTTGTGCAGATGTAGTCCTAAGACCTATACCGGTGGAAGGGCACACGCATCAGATCATTTACCCAAAGCCCGTCTCAGATCGCGAATGGCTTGATTCCGATGACGCTGAACCACCCGC